GACACACGGAGTAAGAATGCCCCGACTCAACAAGATTGCGGCGCTGTCCCCTGCTGAACGGCAGCGTGTAGACGATGTGGTGCGAGCCTCGAACTACTACAACCTAGACGGAATGAAGGCGCAGTTGTCCGATATGGGCATCGAGGTGTCCCGCTCGGCTCTTTTCCGCTACGTCGGAGAGTTGAAGAAGAAGGACGCCGGCATACCTGTGGGCCTGAACGAGCGACTCATTGTGATCATGGACCGGAGCACAGGCCTCGTCACCACGATCACGAAAGAGTCGACGGTCGACCAGATCGTTGGTCTGCTGTCACCCATCCCCTAATTGAACCAATCGGCTTGCCACGATGAAACTTTGCGAAATCGCAGCTCTTGTTGGCGCGGCCCTCGCCACGGCTGCTCTCGCCAACCTCGTGTTTCAGGGCCCTGGTGAGACCGCGGCGCTGGCGATCGGCGGAGTCGGCTGTGCCGTGTTGGTCGGGTCGATGCTGTTCGACTGGCGCTGACGCACCGAACAGCCATGCAGCCTTACTGTCGCTGGGCTTGCGCGCCACCTGCACTGCCACCTTCCTCCCCGGCGCACAGCATGAAAGGGTTGCTTGGAACCCGAAGCGCCACGTGGGCAATCGATGCTTCACGCCCCCCGTTGGGCAGGGGGGGGCAGTACAGCTACCCATGTTTCCATCCCTATTCATTTACGCATGTGCATAAACCATCCGCCTGAACCCGCTCTATGTAACCACTATCGGGCTGGGCGCCTGCGCAAGCACCTGCACGCCCGGCGGCTCAAACTCGACTCGCCGGCTGACTGATCGCGGGTTGGAGATTGAACTTCACGCGTAGAGGCGCCGCGGCTCCATGTTCAGCCTGATTAGCACCTTTCAATTTGCAGCCTGACAGTGATTCAACTGTTTCAATTGAACGCTAGGCCCTCGATATCAGACAGAGTACTGTAGCTCCGTGGCCCCATCCACTCGTGAGCGCACGAGACTGCGACTACTCACCACCTCTACCTAGCGGCGAGTGCGTCGGTTGATCGACAAAGCCCAGGCCCATCACACCGAACACACTTCCATCTCGCCAAGGCGATTATCAAATCGACCTGCAAACGGCGACCACTTGTGCCTGCGCGCTCAGACACTGTTGCTGAGCCAAGTCAGGCGATGACTACCCGAGTATTAGGCCTTTGCCCTTTCCATTTTGGAGTACGGCGAAGGCGACCGGCATGCGCACTCTCATCTCCGCATGAATCAAGACATACGAAAAATGAGCTATGCAGGCCGCCTTACAAGAGGCACCCGAAATGAACACAGGCACTGTCAAATGGTTCAACGCTCAACTCGGCTACGGCTTCATCACGCCTGACGACGGTAGCAAAGATCTTTTTGCACATAGCGCGAACATCGAAAACACCGGTCCTCCGCGCCTTTACGACAACCAGCGAGTGAGTTTCGATACGCAACATACCGATAGGGGGCCGTATGCCGTGCACATTCGCCCCCTCGCCGAAGCAGCGACGTCGCGCACGTCGGTCGATCACGAATCACGTGGATGGCAGTGCGCCTAACCTCTCCACATGGGACTGTTGAATGCACGCCCTGAACAAGCCGTTTCGGGAAGCCAACAGGCTAACTTTCGTCCAAATTCAGCTCCACCCCACTCATTTCTCCCGCGCTAGAACAGCGGCGCCTCCCCTTAGGAACTCAATGCCTTTTCCCTTTATAAACCACATCACCACAGCCATCCTACAAGTGCTCGCGACGCAGGTAACTAGTCGCAGCCCCAACAATTCGACCACGCTTCAGCACCCTAGCGGTAAGTTAAGCAGTGCTTGCAACGATACGCCAATGCAAGACGAATTTGATTCGTGGTTACCGGACAATTACTACTACGCCGGCTAACCCGCCAGACCTCTGCTGCAAGGCAAGGACCGTGCGGAGAGCCTGCGACATCCTGCTTGTCTCAATTAATCTCCCCGTGCCTGCCCTTTAGCGCAGCATGAGTCCGCAGCATTTACCCATCTCAAATCAAAGGTACCCTTCATGGCATTCCCCACTCGTTTTGGCCCATCGGGCTCTTCGGATCATAAGGCTCCGAAGAATCCAGGCGACATTCCCCAGGATGAAAAAGCCCAAGAACAGCGCGAGAAGGAGGGAGAGGAGGAGCGCCAACGGGCACAGGACGCAACGCAGAAGCAACGCTCTCCGCAGTGATGAGGCGTCCCGCCATTCGCACCCCAATGATCAATCCGCGTGAGATGTAAAAACTGGACCTGAGATGGCCTCAAGAAGATCGCCGGCTTGTCGCATGGACGCGAGGGGCGGCGATGTGTTTATGGGGCTCAAAATAGAACTCCCGATCAAGGAAGTGTTAATTCCCGCAGAGCCGTTTCACCTGCCACTCTTGCCTTCGCCCAATCAGGGAAGCGCTTTTTACTCTCTATAACCGAATACAAAACGCCCTTCAACTCATCTACAGTTACGATGCGCCAAAATGCGCTTAGCACGTCATATTGGACAATCTCTAATGTACTGACAAGAGTCGTTCCAGCGTGTTCTTTCATCTTGAGTCCTAAATATCAGTGGACCCAAAGAGGCGGCCGGCTGAGCATGCGTTACGAAGACGCGGATGGCCTTCGTCATCAGGGTATCAGCAACTCGCGCCCCTATGTGCATGACGCAAGAAAAATAAGTGTTACCTCGGCTTCAATGCCCGAAGGTACCAGTGCAGTCCATTTACCTGGTCGGCCCACCCTGCAGCATCTCGGCCCAGTCGCTCATATTCTGAGACACACGCCCCAATAACTCCGATCCAGTCGGCGCCGGCTTCATGAGGTCCGCCGCCGGCTCCGGCAGCCGCGGCACGCCGGCCGGCGGCGCGCTCGCGCAGCAGCTCGTCAATGCGAGCACGCTGGGCAGCAGCAGTCTTTTCAGCATCCTGGCGCGCCAAGACGGCGCCGCGGTATTTTGCATCAGCACGATCTCTTTCCTCCTGCATTACGCGCTCGGCGCGCGCCTGGCGCTCGAGCGTGGCGGCGCGCTCGGTGGCAACGCCCGCGTGGTACTGCCGCGCGCCATACAGCTGCCGGTCAATGCGCCATCCGGCCAGCACTAGTACAGCGGCGCCGATCAGATACGGCCAAGCCGCGCGCGGAATCATTGCAGCCCCGAGAGGCAAAGGCGGCGTTCGTCGAGCCTGCGGTTGCGCAGACCCTGCACGAAAACCTTCTGCCCACCCGGCCCGGTGACATAGGACCAGACGGGCGCCCCGTCCGGCGCGTTCGCCAGGGCATTGCAGCCCTCGGCTAGGCGCCCAGCGTTAATGAGGGCCACAGCGCGGCTCGCGCAGGTGCTGGGCACGCCGAAGTTGTGGGCGTGGCTGCTGAGCGCGTCGAAGATCGGCTGATTGATTGCGACGTTGATGCACTGGGCCAACTTCAGCTGGTCTTTGCCCACGACCATGCGTTCGACTTCAGCGCAGCGCTCGGGCGACCAGTAGTCGCCGACGACGACCGGGGCGGGGCTGGTGTGTCGCGTGATGCCCTTGCACACGGTTGGCAGCCCGCCGGCGAGCTTGTCGGCGTAGACGATGTTCTGCCCCTCGCCCTCCCACTTGCCGAGAAAGCTTTGGAAAGGCCACGAGAAGGTCGCGAGGACGCCGGAGGCGACAAGGGCGGCCGCGCCGCCCTTGATTTTGGTACCGAGCTTCATTTGAACCCCCGCCACGTTGAGTAGGCCGTGTAGACCGCAGTGAGAAAAACCACGATGTAAGTCAGGGGCTTGGCCAGATTGCCAAGCCCCTGCAGCACCTTGAACCCGCCGGTAAGTGCCTGGAACGTGTCGATGATGTCCTGCGTGTTCTGCCGGATCTGCTCGACGGCGTCAGCATTTCGCTTCGTCGCATCTGTGTTGGTTGCCATGTTTTGCTCCATCTGAGCAAGGCGTGTGTCGATGTCTTCAATGCGCAATTCGAGTGAAGATTGCTTCGCATGCATCGACTTAAGGACTGCGTCGGTGAGGTGTTCGTCTGCCACCTATATCTCCGGAGAGTCGGATGTTCCCGACGTAGGGACGAAAAAAAGCCCGCCGAAGCGGGCTGAAGTGGGCCTGTGCACTATTTGCTGCTGGCGAGGATGAAAAGCTCATCAAGACCATCTGCCGTGCCCCCGTGTTCGAGCCAGAGCTGCACCAAGAAAGCATTGCCTCGCTCCCACGTGTCCGCCTCATACTCGATCTGCGCTGCACGGCGCTCCTCCGGATCCTCGATAGAACCGATGGCCTCTTCGAACATATCCAATTTACCCACTTCCAGCAGTGCGAGCCTGCCTTGCCGGCGCCGAACGGACACAGGCACGGCCGCCGCTCGCTCCACGCGCGCGACGTCCTGATCCGTCGCCACTCGCCAGCCGGGCAGTAGAGCGCCCGCTTCATTGGATGGCACCGGAAAGGTCTGGAGATAAACGGAGTCGATGTTGTAGTACACGTGCTGCTCGGTCATGAAGCCTTGCTCCCATATCGCACCGCACGGATTGCGCGGATCGGATACCCGTTCGTGAAGTTCTCGCCCCAGACGCGATCCGGCGTGCTGGGCAGCACGGAGATTGCCGTCGTAATGCCGCCCCCACAGTAGGCGCTGTGGTAGTGCTGTTGACCCGAAGACAGGGGCCAAAGCCGCGTGTCGTACAGAAACGGAGCGCTCTGATACAACACGGAATTTTGCCCCTGCGAGGTATGCCCCAACACGAGGTGATCAACGCCAGAAACCAGCGCGCGCGACAACGTCACAGGCGCAACCGCACCCAGAGATCCTTCCCAAAGCGTCTCTACGCTGATTGCCACGCAAGGCGCGGCGAGCCGGTACTCCAGCGCCGAGATCCGTGCAGCCATCGCGGCATAGTCGCTCGAAAGTTGAGCGGCATCGGCCGCCCCCGCGTTCAACACGGTGCCAAACAGCTTGCACACCCAAACGACAGTCACGTTCTTGCCCCGCGTCTCCACGTCGATACGGGGCTCGCCGTAGTTGGGCCGTCCACTGATCGATGGCTTGTACTCGCCAATCACCAACGTGTTGTAGGCACCGTCGCCTGCATTGTCAGACGTGTCGCTGTTCACCAGACCGAGGGCGCTGAAGTTGGGCGACGTCTGGGGACCATACCTGCCATTGTTCCCCACCATTCGCTCAGCGGGCGTGCCGGACGGCCAACTATTCCGCGGCTTGAACCACCACGGTTGCACAGCATCACGCTGAATGGCTCCGGCCACACCAGCCGAAAGCGCGCCGTCACCACGCATGAAGAGCGCGCCCAGGCTATTCGGGCTCTTGCCGTTGTAGTCCGGCATGCGGAACGTCGTAGATCCATTCCCCCGTGTGAAGCAGCCACGCTTGCCTGGGTTATCCCACCATTCGGCCTCATCGATCAACGGCACCCGCCCCGCGTTGATCTGCTCCCAGGCGTCGGGAAAGGTCTGCCGATCGAGTTCCTGTCCATCGTAGGCAACGAAACCGGCACTGATGAACGACCGGCTCGGCGCCGCAATCGGGTACAGGAGCGGAAAGCCGCCCGCCAGTTGCGCCGCCTCAGCCGCTTGTTTTGCAAGACCGGCGCTGGCTGCCGCGGCAGAAGCCTGCTCCATCGCTGCTTCGCGTTGCTCACCCGCAACGCCAGCATGGTGCTTTGCGGAGAAATCAGCGCCCACCACGGGCGTGCCGGTCTTGCTCGCCCACGCATGGGCTTCAGCCGCGCTGGCGCTGGCGTCGGAGGCATGCTGGACAGCGATGCGACGCGCGGCGTCGGCCTCCCCGGCAGCGCCACCAGCAGCGCTGGCATATGCCTGGGAAGAAGACGCCTGCTGTTGCGCGTCAAGCGCCGCCCCCAGGGCCACCTCTCGGTGTTGGTCAGCCTCCAGCAGCAGAGCGTCGGCTTCCTGGGCGAATCGAGGCAGTGCGGCCATAAAGCCGTCCGCACGCTCAGCAAAGTTTGCCGGATCGCTCCGGCTCGGAGCCGGCGGCAAAGGAGTGATTCCCATGTCAGGTAAGTCCTTCGATTTCAAGATTGCAAAAATTCATCAGCGGATACGCGACGTCGATGCTGAAGTCCTTGTAGAAGCCATAGATCGTCAAGGGGCCGTACTCAGGCCGATCCGAACCGATCCACACACAAGGCGTAGCTCGCAGCCCTGACAGCAGGCGATACACGGCGTCAAAGCGCGCTGTCTCAACCCATAGTCGCTGAGACATACGTCGGGAATACCTTCGCTTGCGGAATGTCGTGCGGCCCGATTCCGAGGTCTCCTTTCTGCTGTAGTCGATGATTCCCACCGAGCCGCCGTGCTCGGAATCGCCCAGGTCATAGGCCGAGCCGCACACCATCTCGCCGCAAGCAGGATTGCCGAATGCGGCGCGAATGCGAACGTCCAAATGGAGCGATCCATAAGGCGGAAGGTCTACGAGCACCAGTTCCGATAGCTGGGAGAACGGCTCGAAGAAATACTCGTACCAGTTCGTGACCACCGAGCCTTCCAGCACGCGGCTAGCTCGGTAAATCTCTTCACCACCCTCGCCGTTGGTACCCACCACCTCGACCGTTCGCGCGTCCAGCTCCAGCAGCGCCAGGCTATTTACATAGCCGGGTTTGACCACCACACGGATTTCGTCCACGCCGACGGTCTGGGTGCTCACCTCGCCGTCGAACATGGCCCATCGGTTGGTCGGGCCCGACACCGCCCAGTAAAGCGGCGCCAGGCCCGGCTGATTGCCCTTGTTAGGAGACTGAACCGACTCATAGATGGCATCGTCGAAAACGACTTTCGCCCCCACCGGATAATCTGTGCCCCCGTCGTAGGCCGGAACATCCTCGTCATTCACGTTGGAGCTCACAAGTTGCGCCGGCCCAATCACCACCGGCTTGATCACCTTCATCCTGTTTGCTCCTCGGTCTGCACCGCGTCGGCCCCGTCACCATGCACGAAAACCAAAAGCGGCTCGTCGGCATCCGGACGCACCACCAATCCGTCCGCCTCGATGCGATCAAGATGGCGCACGGCTTTGGCCGTGTTGCTCGCCGTAGCACGCGCCTCAATACGCAGGCTTTCCATCTCTTGTCGGAGCGCCTGGTTCTCCTGAATTAAGGCACGCAGCATCTCGACCACGCGCGCCTGATCTTCCGACCCAGCCAAAAGGCTGCGGGTCTGCGAAGCGCTGAAAATGCGCGACGGGCCGGTTACCTCCAGCTCCGGTCCTTGCTCGCCGACCAGGCGCAGACCACCCGAATGCATCCCGCCCGACGCGAATGCGGCTACGCTGTTGCCCGCCAAGGCGTTCACTACCTGGCGCAAGCCGTTGACGGTGGCATCCCGGCTCGCGTTGATTGCGCTGGTAATCACCTGATCGCCAGTGAGCGCCGACTTCTCCAGCTCTGCGAGGGTGGCATCGATCTGCCCAAGCAAATCCAAGCTTTCCTTCTGGTAGTCCTTCGGCGCCACGTCCCCCATCCGACCAGCTACCGCCTCAGCTCGCGCCAGCGCGGTAGCGACGAAAGCCTGGTACTGCGCCTCCGAGGAGAACGCACCGCCAGCCGCCTCGAGCATCGGCCCCAGAAGCGCGTTCAGGTCGCCGGCGTAGCCGGCAAGCGACTCGCCGTCCGCTCCCATCGCCTTCGCATATGCTTGGGCGAACTCACCCTGCATTTGCGCGAACCTCTCGTCCGAATCCAACAGGCCATATCGATAGTCCTTAATGGACTTCCGAAGGCCTGCCGCGCCTTCCGCGAGCAACTCTGCCAGCGCCTTCTGTGCTTCGTAATAGCGCACGGTCTCGGCACGAAGTTCGCCCAGCTTTCCAACCGACTTTGTCGCATCAAGAGCAAAGTCTTGCAAGGCGTCGGCGTAGGAAGTCTGCTCTTCACGCGCTTTGTTTGCAGCCTCGGTTGCCGCGGCCTGCGCGCTAGCGGCAGCCGTCACCGCCGCTGCATACTGCTCCTGCAGCCTCGTCACCTCGCTGGCGGTCGGCCCAACTGCGGCAGCGGCTTGTGCAGCCGCGAGCGCGGCCTGAGCTTGAGCGTATGCCTGCTGGGCAGCAGGCAACTGGGCCTGGGCAATCGAGCGTTTCTCGTCCAGCTCGGCCCAGTTCTTCTTCTTGTAGGGCACCGTTTTGGGCGCGTAGATGTCCCATTGCAGCTTATCGAGCCACGCGGTAGCCTCGTCCGCTCGACGCTGCGCGTCGGTCACCGCGCCCTGCTTGGCGTCATACGAGTCTTTGACGCTCGTGTATGCCTTCTCAGCGGCGTTGCGCTCCGAAAGCTTCTTGGCGGCCTCCGCGTCCGCCGCCGTCAGCGCACCCGCCGCGGAGACCAGAGCGGTATTACTCGGCAGTGCCGTATCGATGCCCTCGATCTCACGCTTGATCGCGGCAGGAGACATTGCAGCAGGATCCAAGATATCCTGGGCCGCCTGACGGACTGCAATACGCTCGTTCGCGATGCTATCCAGCAGACCGTGCAGGCGGTCCGCCAATCGCTCAATAACCGCCCCCATTGCGGCTACGAACACATCCGCGTCAACATCCTTCAAGGCTGCCGCAAGGCCACCAAAATCGATGATGGTTGCGCCGATGCCGAGACGCAGCGCTTCGATCTCGTCAACGAGCCCCAGACTAGCCTCCTGCGCGCCAGAGAGCGTGCCTTCCAGCACACCGCCGGAGGACGCGAAATCAAGAAGTCCCGACGCCGCGTCGAGGAAGAAGCGAGAAATCTGGCCTAGCGACACCCCGGCGCCGGAAGCACTCTCCTTAAGCAACAGCGCTTGAAGTGCAACCGTATTGAGCGCCGTTGCCACGCCCCCGCGGCCAGTGAAAGCCTCCAAAAGCTTAGCGGCGGTCTCTTGGCCGCGCCGCGCCGTGGCTTCGATAATTTCGGCGAACTCCGGCGCGATTGCCAACAACGCGACGTATGCCTCTCGACCTGCCTGCGTCGTCAGATCGAGTGCAGAAACCATTGATCGCAACTCATCCATCGTGTTGGGCATGGCGACGTTGACCTTCTTCAGAACGTCGGCCATGTCCGCCAGGCTGAGCTTCGCTCGCTCTCGGTGTAATAGAGCTGGTAGTACTGCGCCGTCGCCTGGCTCATCGCGTCTATGCTGCCGAACGCGTCAACGAGCGCGGCCGCGGCTCCTGCACCCTCGACAGAAACGTCAAAGAGTTTGAGGTCCAGCAGTTTGAGAGCGCGATTGGCAGACCCAAGACTTGCCGACAGTCGCGACAAGGTGGCCGATGCCGCCTCACCCTCTTTCGAGAAGTCTCCGATATTCGGAATGAGGTAACGCACCATGTTCTCGCCAACGTTGGCGATTGCCTCTTGGATTAGACGCTCGTTCTCCGCCTGATCCTTGGTAAGCGTCACGCGGATCGTCTCGCTGTACCCGTCAAGCTTGCCTCCGGAGACGCCAATCGACTCGGCAAGCGAAGAGGCGTTCGCCTTCATCTCTTCGAAGGCCTGCGCAACGTCGCTCAGGAACGAGTCTCCAAGTGCGCCTACCTGCGTACCGCTCTTGTTGCTGCGGAACCAACCTCCTTTCTGCTTCCACGGCGTGCTGGTGTAGCCATTGAAGCCCAGGGAATTGAAGTCGCCGACAAGTGTCGTGTCCTTGTATTCCTTGGGGCCGCGGCCGAACGCACGAGCGATGAGCGACGAACCCGACAGCATTGAAGCCCACTCGCCGCTCACGCCGATAGACCGCAGTGCTTTATCGGTCCACAAGGACGGACCCGTGAGCATGTTGTATTTCGCTATGGGCGCCATCGTGCCGTTACCGGCGTCCCATCCCTGCTTATAGAGGGACCGGTTGACCATGGCGCCCGCAGCGATCCACCCAGCCACCGGGATCGCACTCGCGAACATCGATCCTGCACCAGCTGCTACGCTATTTGCCGTGGTCGGGCCAGCGAGTCCCGAGGCAAGCGTGGCGCCCTGGCCCGTCATCCCAAGGGCGAACTGCTGTGCAGCCGACGAGCCAATGGCACTGCCGATGGACGAGATACTTGACGCGAGTGTCGAGGTGATTCCTCCGGTCAGCGCGCTGTAGGCGGTACGGGCCAGGCTGATGTAGTTCATCAATCCAAGCCCGCCGCTGAGCGCGCTATTGCTGGTAGAGCCACCGAGGGCGCCCGCCGCGCCCCCTCCGCCGAACACCCCAGCCACGTTTGCCATGATCGTCGCTACGAACGGCTGCGCAAACATGCGGTAGATTTGGTCGGCAACCATCGTTTTAAACGTGGTGACCAGTGACTTTGTGAACGACTTCCAGCCGTTCTTGCCGTCGTTGAGCATGTCCGCGAAGCCCTGCCGGAAGACGTCGCCCACCTTGTCCACCGAACGCGCCCAGTCTTGCGCTGCCTCTTCAGCAACCTTCTTTTGAGCGTCCTTCACGTCCTTCGCCTGAATCGCTCGGCTCAGGCGCGTGCGCGCATCGATCTCCTGTTCTATCAGTTCGATCTCGCGGGAGGCGCCGTCGAACCCTTCAAGCGCTGCACGCCGCTCCCGGAGGCGGGCGATCTCCAGGGCCTCAAGGGCACTTTTACTCATTCCATACGTGGATACTTGATCCTCGATGGCTTCGGCCTCCTGGCTGATCTTCGCAATCCCTTCTTGCAGTCCGGAAAGGTACTTCTCCCTGGCTTGTTGAAACTCCTGCATTTCTGCGTTCGCCCGCACCAACGCACCGGCCTCATCGAGTAGCGCCTTAGTACGTTCATAGTTCGCCCGAACTTGAGCCTTGAGCTTGCCAGAGAGCAGTTCTCCAATCTCCGCCGAGCGGCGTTCGAACTCATTGAGCTTACTGGTCTGCAAACCTCGCTGCGCCAGCTCGACCGAAAGCGCCTTTTCTTCTTCGATGCGTGCGCGAAGGCGGGCCACCTCCGACTCCACACCGGAAGGCCCCTTGTTGCCGTCCTTGTC